CTTACTACGCTGACGGTGTCCGCTCCCAGATTGCTGGTCGGGGCGCACATGTGGCAATACTGGATGATGCAATGTCTGAAGAAGACGCTATCTCCAGCGCAGGTAGAAGGTTTATCAAGGAATGGTATCCTGCTGGTTTACGCACACGTATCATGCCAGACGGTGCCATAGTCATAATCAATACAAGATATCACTATGATGATCTCTGTGGCTGGCTTCTCAAGCAACAGGAGAACATGTCAGACTATGAAACTATACCGTGGGAGGTTATCAAGATACCTGCATGGCTGGATGAGGATGCCTCAGAACTACTTGACCTACCTGTAGGTGGCAGCTATTTTCCCGAATGGAAACCAGATCGGGTACTGCGAATGGACGAAAGTGAGATCAAGGCAAGTAACGGAAGTCGGTACTGGAACTCACTATACATGCAAGACCCCACACCTGAAGAGGGTGGTCTTATAAAGAAACGCTGGATACAGGATTGGGGCTATGAAGACCCCCCTAACTGTGAGTTTGTCATACAGACATACGATACAGCCTTCTCTACTTCTACCACCGCTGACTACAGCGTAATACAAACATGGGGCATATTCTACATGTATGACCAAGATGAGGAAGGTAAGGAGGACTTTGCAGCCCACCTGATACTTCTTGGCAACATCAAAGGCCGCTTTGAGTATCCAGAACTAAGGCGTCTGGCGCAGAAGCTGTATAACGAACATAAGCCTGATGTCTGCATGGTAGAGAAAAAAGCATCTGGTCAATCTCTCATACAGGATATGCGACGAGCGGGACTCCCGGTAATGGAATATAATCCTGACAGGGATAAGGTATCCAGAGTTTATGCGGCCAGCCCCATCATGGAAGCTGGTAGATTATGGATACCTAAAAGTAAGAAGTGGGCAGACGATCTCATTGAAGAACTTATACGCTTTCCCAATGCGGCACATGATGACCAAGTAGATGCCCTGACAATGGCAGTACACTATATGAAGGAATCATGGCACCTTTCGCACCCGGAAGATCCTGAAGAAGAAGAGGATCGGGTCAGCAAGGGCAGGGCAACATACTGGAATGTCTAATAAAGATTTGGGATTTATCAGTTTATATGCTATAATTAATGCAGGGAACAAATTTTGAACAGGAAAATAAATGGCTACTGAAAGAAATCCATACGATACAATCGGCGAAGAAGTTGGCAATGTTATTGCTATGCCTATGGAAGAAGAAGCTAACGCAACCTTTGAGGTAGATCCTTTAGATGGTGGTGTTATTGTTGACTTCTCTGAAGAGACTGTGGGCATGGAAGCATCAGAAGATATTGCCGAATGGTTTGGTGATATGTCTGAGCTTCTGGAAGAAGACCAACTAAATGATATCGCTAACGATGTTATTGACAATTATCATTCTGATAAAGATTCCCGTGCTGAATGGGAGTCAATGTTTGAGAGTGGATTCGATCTTCTTGGTCTTAAACTGGAACAGGGATCAGAACCTTTTGAGGGTGCATGTACTGCTGTACATCCTCTCCTGATTGAGTCAGCAGTTAAGTTTCAATCAAAAGCTTCTGGTGAGCTATTCCCATCAAGCGGTCCTGTTAAAGCACAGATACTTGGCAAGTCGGATGCCGAAAAAGAACTACAGGCTAATAGAGTTCAGAACTTTATGAACTATCAGGTAACGGAGCAGATGCCCGAATACTTTGATGAGTTTGAAAGAATGTTGTTCCATCTTCCGATTATCGGATCAGCTTTTAAGAAGCTGTACTATGATGCAACAACCAAGCGCCCCCGATCTGAATTTATACCCATTGATCAGTTTTATGTATCTTATTATGCTACTGATCTTTCAAACGCTGATCGCTATACGCATGTGATCTATCGGAGTCCCGTTGAAATAGCACGGGATATAAATGCGGGTGTCTATCAGCCTGTAGACTTACCTACCCCCGCAGCTAATAATATTACTACCTTTGCAGAGAAGATGGATACAATTATTGGATTGTCCCCCTCCTCTGATAATGATCCTCAGTACATACTGTTGGAACAACACTGTTATCTTGATATTGAGGGGGAAGATATTCCCCTCCCATATATTGTTACTGTTGAGAGTCAATCTCGACAGATACTAAGTATTCGTAGAAACTATGACCAAGATGATCCAAACAAAGAAAAGATAGAACACTTTGTTCATTACAGGTTTGTACCGGGGTTTGGTTTCTACGGTCTTGGTCTTATACATTTTCTCGGTAATTTGACTATGAGTGCTACTGCGGCAATGCGTTCGCTAATAGATGCAGGGCAGTTTGCAAATCTACCGGGAGGGTTTAAGGCTAAAGGAGTAAGGATGGTTGGCGACAACGAACCTATTGCTCCCGGCGAGTTCAAAGAGGTTGAGGCAACTGGTATAGATTTATCAAAGGCTATTGTTCCCCTCCCCTATAAAGAGCCTTCCTCTACTCTATTCCAGATGTTGAATTTCGTAGCTACTGCTGGACAGAAGTTTGCGGACAGCACGGAGCAGGTTATCTCCGATGCTGCCTCTTATGGACCCGTTGGAACTACTATGGCCTTGCTGGAAGCAAGCAGTAAATTTTTCTCCGCAATCCATAAACGGCTTCACAAGTCTCAGAAGGATGAGTTCCGTATCCTTGCTCGTATTGACTATGACTATCTTCCCGCTGAATATCCTTATGATGTTCCATATGAAGACCGTAGCATTTTCAAACAGGACTTTGATGGTCGTGTAGATATTATTCCGGTATCTGATCCTAACATTCCCAGTAACGCACATCGTATGATGATGGCGAACATGGCTCTGCAAATGGCGCAGCAGTCTCCTCCCGGTATGTTTAATCTGGAAGAACTCAACAGAACAATTCTTAATGCAGCCAACATGCCCAATGTTGATCAGATACTCCCACCAAAGATTGAGCCTAAACCTCTTGATCCTGTATCAGATATTATGGCCGCTACTAAAGGTGTGCCGATTGCAGCCTTCCCCGGCCAGAACCATGATGCACACATACAGATTAAGATGGCGTATCTGCAAGATCCCATGAATGGTAAGAATCCAATTATGCAACGGATTGCACCAATACTTCAGGCTAACATTCAAGAACATTCCATTATGAAGTATCAGGAACAGATGAATGGTATGACTGATCAGATGATGCAGGGTGTCAATCCTGAAGAAGCTCAGAACCCTGCTGTTGTTGAAATGGTTATGGCACAGGCAGCACAACAAATTCTTAATGCTAATCAGGCGATGGGTCAGGCACAGTCCCCTGAACAGCAGCTTGTATCTCTGGAACAGGCGAAGGTTGATCTTGAGAAACAGAAACTAGAGTCTGATACTATGGTTCAGGCAGCAGAGATGGAACTCAAGACTAAGAAACTTAAACTTGAAGAAGCTGACCAGATCATTGATCTTCTCAAGACCAATGCCAGCAATAGCATGAAGGAAGAAAAATCAGAGCTTGATCGTGATGCCAAAGAACGTCTCAAGGAATTGGATATTGAAGGAAAGCTGGACCTTGAAGATTTTAAAGTGACAGCAGAAAATGAAAGAGAAGTTGCCCGAACAATTAAAGATATGTTAGAGGCAAGAATGAAAGATGACAAAGACATGGAAGAGAAAGCTCTTGAAGCTTTAACACAATTAGCAGTATCTCAGAAGGAGAATAATTATGATGACTAAAGGTAAGGGGTATCCTGAACACGTAAAGGATACTGGAAAAAGCTTTGGCGATGCCTATGCGGATGATGTTACGGGCGGTCGCAGTACCCGTGCCGTTCTAAATGAATGGGACGATTTTTCTTGGAAAGCTTCTGATAGCAAGAAGGGTTCTAAAAAGAAGTAGATGCATATTTGGGATGAAGTAGTTCAGGGGTTTAATGAGGAAATCAATAAACTCAGACTTACATTATCAAATGGTTCTGCGGAAGATTACTCGCATTACCGACAAATAGTGGGGTCCATTTCAAGTCTTGAATGGGCCAGAGATAACTTAACAGATATAGTAAAAAAACGTATGTACATGGAGGACGACGAGTAGTAATGCAACAAGTAAGTTTAGGTGGCGCACTAAAAAATGATATGTGGATAACTGAGGATGACGCCCCCGATCCAAGTCCACTACCCACTCTACCGGGCTTTCACGTTTTGGTGCGCCCCGTTTCAGTAAAGAGTGTAACCAAAGGCGGTATTCTTATACCGGATTCAACCAAAGATGATATGTCTTATCTCACCACTGTCGCACAGGTTCTAGCGTTAGGAGACTTGGCATATA